GCACCAATGACAATGCGTTGTTCTGCTGACATATCGTGAAGCATTGGAGAATCCTTCATCTCAATAAAATTGATGTATCTCAAGACAGCCTCTTGAAGGAATTTAGAACGGGTGAACCGTTGGTCGTATGCTAGATTCTCAATCTTATCTGCAAGGTAAGGCTTGACTGAGAAACTGACTGGTATGCTTCGTGTTTTTGGCGATATAGGTTTTCGTCCCATATCCAATCCTAGGAAGTTCTCCTATATGAATAGATTTGTTAATTTATTAAGAATAATAAAAAAAGAAAAAAAAGAAGAAGAGAGAGAGAGTTGAGAGAGAGAGAGTTCAATGAGAGAAACAGCCCTTAATTCTATGAGACAAGCACTACTATATTAACTATCGGCTCTACCCATTAGAAACATGGCAAAAGGTTCATCCGATGTTATATTAAGAGACAGACTTCAGTTTGATGTAGACGTAAGCGGCGATGTGTCGCTTGTTTATGGTCGAATTGACTTATCAGATTACGTCAATATCGTTGAGAATCGTGGAATGGCCATCAAGGAAATTCGATTTCAACCCCGTGCCCCTGACATGGCATTAGGTGAAATGCCCGCATGGATGATTAATACTGGTACAACTTCTGCCGCTAGTGCAAATCTGAAAGTGTTTGCCACCACCACAGCCTACGAGGAAGTTAAAGACGTGGGCATCGCTTCCCCAAATGTCCTATGCGTTCTTAACCGCCAAAATCAACAACTCTACGATACGGCTGGCTCTGCCCCTAACACCCCGCTCTATGCTCAATTGACTGAGTGGAATTGGTTCGGTACACCCGACCTTCACCCAGAAGGATATGATGTCGTCACAGACCTTCTTATTGGTATCTCTGGTTTTGGTATGACCCGTGTTGCAGACTTGACTTGCGAACTTGACATCATGATTATCGCAGAGCCTAAGAAAATCACACAAAAAGATTTGACTCAAATGCTCACTCAGGCTCAAGACCTCTGAGGTGAGTAAATGGCTAGGAAGAGAACTAAAGCAGAGGCTATCGACCGCCTTCTTGATACTGAGATAGGCGGAATACCACTAAAAGGTAAGCCTAAAATGATTCGTGACGCCGCCTTATTGGGTGCCGCAGGTCTCATCATGTTTGACCCTTTCAACCGCCTTGCAGACGATAGAATCGTCTTGCCCCTAGACATGGTTTGCATCCCTGCGTATCAAGCGTATATGATACAAGGAAGCCCCTCCATGCAAATCTATGTTAGGGCAGGCGAAACAATCATTCCTACGGGCGGCAACGTCCGAGATGTTCAGGAAGTCCTAGAAAGTGAAGTCACTCTAGACAACAGCGATGCAAACTCTCTCACAGCCTCTGTACGCTCTAAGCAGGTCTCTGCCTATCAGAAGCGGTACAAGAAGCATTTCAAGGCTCTAAAGCCTAGGTATACGCTCAAAAACGGCAAGTGGAAGAAAAACGGCTTCAAGGCTTGCGTCAAGAAGGCTCATTCTATGGCTAGGGAAAAGTAATATTAAATTAATAATTGTATAATGGAAGTGTAGGAATGGCTCTAAGTATTATCAAGGAAACTATTGAATTGACAGACGTGACGACTGACGCAAACGGCAACGCCTATGTCCAAAAGAGAATCAATCTTGAGAGTGGCTACCGTCATTCTTTGAGACAGGTTGATATCTTTGAGGATGCCTTTCCGTTTATTCGTGGTGGAGTCACCGACGAACAGCCCAACTTTGAGATTATTATTTCACCTTATCCTCAAATCCCTACCAATATGCTATTCAATGAAAACACCCTTCAAGAGAACCGTTACGTCTCTGCAGGGGATGATTCTGTTTTGTTCAAGGCTTTGGGACGCCCTCAAATAAACAAAACCTCAGAATTCCACCAATTCCCTAGTCCTCAAATTGCGGCTCAGAACAAGTCCTACTTTTACTCTAACCATTTATACATTAATCTCCATTACATGGGCGTTGCGGATACCGAATATGGTAACATTGCTCTATCCTTCATGATGGTGCTTGAGAACACCAAAATACCGCTTCTTGAAGCGACTATGGGTATTCTTGCTGAATCTCATGATGCTATGTGTGCCCTTGTTATGAGTCAAGGACATGCTAGGTCACATAAATCGCTTAAAGGCAACGTGTTTCCCATGTGGCGTTTTGGAGGTATTCGACCAGAACACACTCTTTCACCCTTCGCCGCGGGTAGCTTCTTTTTAGATGTGCCTTCGAACGATTCTGAACTTATGCAGACTCCTGCTCAAATTCGTTCTGCTGTCGCCGATGCTCGAAGCATGGGTGCTTTTGATAAAGCATTCGGGGATAGATTCCCTGATTGGTGCCGAATGAACTTGAATGAGGGTATTGCTTCGGGGCCAGTTCGAGACCAATGGCCTCCAATCAAGCACGCAGACAATGGGAATGTTCTATGTCTGTAGACGATGCTCAAGATTCTCGATTAGCGGCCATTGAGGCTAGACTCATCGAGGTCGAAAGAGCCGTCATTGAAATAGCGGCATTGAATAAAATTATTAAATTAATTGCGATAAGTCTCGCCGCTTCTTTTGGCATGGATATTCACGGGGTTCTTTGAAATCCAATCATCACAAATCGCATAGATAGAATTGCGTCCGAGATAATCTTTTCTCGACCTCGATGAGTAATGCTCTACTAGGTAAACGCCATCTCTTGCATTTCCTCTTAGAAGCATTGAGATTTGAGTGATTGTAGGGGCGGATTTAGGATAGAAGTACACCCAACAGTCATGAAGCATGGCGGCGGTAAAAGGCTCGCCGTGTAGAGCCTCTGCGATGACCTTGAATGAAGGGCAATTGAAGCCTCTCTTAGAACCACTTGGCTTCCCCATCAAATCCACCCTGCCATAATTGCTTCAACCGCTAATTTGAGGGTCTTATGATGTCCATAATCTTTCGTTTGCACATGTTCTGTCCTCCATTTTAATCCGTCCTCAATAATTCTTGTATTGGTTAATTTTTCAATGTTGTAAAGCGAGGAACCAGTCGATGTGTCGAACACATAATATAATCCTGCTCGGACTTTACGAACCTCAAATTTGTCTCTTCTTGTCTCTGAAGCCATCTTAGTCGGTGCTTCTTTTTCTAACTCTTGAGACGCATCAAAAAGACGTAATTGTTTTCTCAAATGTTCGATAATAGAAGGGCGGATTTCGTCCCCGTCACGGTTGGCTTCTTGAAGGGCGTTTGCACCAATGACAATGCGTTGTTCTGCTGACATATCGTGAAGCATTGGAGAATCCTTCATCTCAATAAAATTGATGTATCTCAAGACAGCCTCTTGAAGG